GTGCAGCCTCAAGTATTTCAGGTCAGGTAATTGAATATAATGTGGCTCCGAGATTTACTTGGAATTCAAATATTCCTGTAAATAAAGCACTGTTAGTGTTGCCAGGGAATAAGATTCAGAATTCTGTATATCTGCAGGAACTTGGATTAAGTGAAAGAGATATTGAAACATTAAGTGAATTAAGAACTTACTGGACTGCATTCGGCGCAATTGTAGCTGATTCAGATCAGACTGCAGAATTGGCGTTCGTATAATAAGCGAGGAAAATTATGTCTTTAATCGTCGGTCAGAATTCCTGGGTAACAATTAGTGAAGCGAATTCATACTTAACAATTAGAATGAGTGCTGAGGATTGGTTTGATCTTAGTGATTCTGCTAATCCAGGAGAGATAAGTAAAACAACTCTCTTAATTACAGCATTTCGCTGGTTGATGAATTCGCCGCAACTGAATTTGACGTCTAGTCTGACCGACGATTCTATTAAAAATGGACAAATAGAAGCTGCATTATTTTTGTTAGAACATTATGAAGAATTAAATGAAAGGCGTGCAGCGATGTTCACAGGAGTAGAAGAATTTGATCTTTCAAAAAGATCAGAAAAATTAAATATTGGTAATCTTCAAATACCTGATTTTATTGTTGGGAGTCTGGGATTATATACTGCAGAAAACACCACTGTAGAACTATTAGGACATTACGATGCCTAGAATAACTAAAGCGGAAGTTGCTGCTTTTGAAGCAGACTTCAGAACACGATATTTGCCTCTTGCCAAGAAGCTTAAAAAAGTAGAGGATGATATTTATCGATTACTAATTAGATCTATGGCAAATGCAGAAATGTCAACAGCATATTGGAATATACAAAAAGTTAAGTTGAATGTTTTATATAAAGAAATGAATATCTTATTTGCTGATTGGGCAAAAGTACAAGTTCCAGCAAGATATAAAAGAAGCTTAAAATTAATTGCTCAAAGAATATCAGCAACAGAATCAATTATTAATATTGGTAGAAAGGGATTAACTGATCTTTTAGCGACAAATGCAAGTACTCAAATTGTATTTGGATTATATAATAGTGCAGTTGAATCTTTTTTATCCTCGTCTTTAGCAGGAAGACGGGCACTTAGAAATTTATTCATTTCAACTCAACAAACTCTTGTTAATGAATCTTTAGTGAATGTTGCTGTTGCAACTGGCTTTCAGATGGGAGATTTAAGACAGGCAAAAACCTTACTTAAATCCATATTTGAATCTCCAGGATGGAATACAGTAGAAAATAAATATTTTGTTCAAGCTGGAAGTAAAAGATATAAAGCTCATTATTATGCTGAAATGGTTGCAAGAACAAAATTTCATCAAGCGCATTCTCAAGCGACATTAATGCAGGCAAATAATTATGGAACAGATCTTGTACAAATATCTTCTCATAATACGACTACTGCGATTTGCATTCCTTTTGAAGGAAACATTTATTCGGTTAAAGGAGGACATCCAGTATTTCCTCCGTTATCTGATACACCTCCTTATCATCCTAATTGTTTGCACTTGATGTATCCAACTTTCGAAAGTGGATTAATAGCACAAGGAATTAAAGTAGCATGAGTATTTATTATACTGATCAAGTGCAAATAACTCCTGTGACAAGGGATGAAAATTTTAGAACTGAAACTGAAGGAACTCCTTTTCTTTCTGAAGCATATGTTGAAGAGGATGATAAAATTGTATATGGTTCTGATGGAGCGCCAATTAAACCAGCAAGAAGAATATTTCTTCCTTATGGAACAAGCATAAGTGAAGGAGACTTTGTTAAAATGACAAGAAAGAATGGTTTTTCTATAACAGATAAAAATAGGAAAGTAAAAGGTATTTCATATATAGGTTCTTTTGGTGGTAGTCATTTAGAGGTTTTAAGTTAATGCAAGGTAAAATTAAAATGCGAATGGATTTAAAACCTTTAAAAAGATTACAAATGAAAAGTCCTAAAGATTTTGAAAAATCTATGGAGGTAGCAGCAATCCAATTTCTGACCTGGTGTAATAAAGGAAGTAAAGCAGAATCAAGAATTCCGCCAATTCGATGGGGCGTTTTAAGAGGTTCATCTTCTGCTTTTGTGGGAAATAAATTAGTTACAATTTTTGATATTATGATTAAACCAGGAGCTCTGGATTCACCGACACCTGCACAATCAGGAGGAATGGCTGGATTAATAATTACTTGGGTATGGAACACTGATTATGCAGCAAAAATGCATGAATGGAAAGGTGGATGGGGAAAGTTTACTAAACAATCAACTAATGCAGGAAAAAAATGGTTAGAAATGCATTTAAGAAGAGACAGAGATGCTTTAATGGATGTGATTAGAATACAATTTAAAAAAGAGACAGGATTATGATTTATAATTTAGTGCAATATTTGATCGTTAATCTACCTTTAATTAATTTTGTTGCAAATGGATTTGATCCAGATTCTGAGCAAGATATAATTATGATGAGCGAAACCGGAGGGGAAGTGAAGCACTGGATTGATAGAACTGATTGGGCTGTGCAAGTTATATCAAGAGCGAAAAGTATGAATACAGCGAGAAAAAATGCATTTAGTGTTTATAATTTATTAAAGAACAAATTGGAATTCATGCTTCCTGAAGTAACTGTTGATGGGGTTGTTTATCCGACGATAAAAACTTATCAAACGTCGCCATTACAGCCTCCAGGATATTTAGGAGCAGATGAAAAACATTTAGAAATGTTTTCATTTAATCTCACCATTACTACTAATTAGGAGGATAAAATGGGTATAGGTGGAGCAATATTTGAGGGAAACTCAAAACTATTTTCTGGTCCTCTTGGCGTGGTACGAATTGGCTTTGATGGATATGATCTTGGAAAAACAACTGCAGATGCGGCTCTTACTCCTGATCAAGATATTAAAGATATCATGTACCAGCAGGAAGGAACAAAACCAGCAGATCACGTAAGAACTGGAATGGAATATTTATTGGATGTAACATTTGGTGAAATTAAAACAGGATTGCTCGCTCTATTAATGGCAGGTATATCGGCTGGTATAGATCCTGCTGATGATGACGGTGTTTTTGACCGGGACATTTTTCGATCCATGCTCGATAATGAGGCAAAAACTTTAAGAGTCGCAGCATGTGATGAAAACGGACTTGCATTAGCAGACACAGAAAACATTCTAAACTTTTATCATGCAATTCCTATTATCCCTGGTGAATTAATAAACTGGGGAGTTGATACACAGAGAAATCTTCCTGTTCAATTTCGCTTAAAGTATCACAAGTTTACGATAGCAGAACTTGATCCGTTAACAAGAACAAGTGGTGGAGCTTTTGGTTATTGGGGGGATCCTGCAGATCCAGCCGTAGATTGTACTGCTTTAGCTTGGCCGGATAGAGTAGGTCCGAGTGTTCTTACTGCGGTATGCACCACAGTTAGTGCATTAGTTGTAACATTCGATCAACTTATTGATTTTTACAACGACGGAGCTTTTGAAGCTACTCACTGGAGTGCAAAGATTAATGGAGCATTTTTTGCACCATCAGCTGGAGTTATTACAGATGCGTATATTACATTAACTTTTACAGATAAATTTACTGCCGATGGAAACGATGTAGTTTTTATTAGTATTTGTAATCTTGAAATAGAAGATGAATCAACGCCACCGGAAAATGTATTTCCTGGTATAGATAATTTTCCTTGTGAAGCATTACCAGCATAATAAAAATAAAAGGGAGTGTTTGATTGTGCTCCTACCAAGAATAGGATTACGTCCAGTCAAACACTCTCTTAAAAATTAATAAGGAGCAAAAATATGGAAAAGTTTCAAGCAGAAAAACCTGATTTAACTTTGGAATTGACTACTTTATCCGGGGAAGAATTAGAACTTGAACCAACTAAACAAGTAAGTGGAAAAGTAGCAATTGAAATTACTAATAAATGGACTATTTTAGAAAAGAAGCAAAAAGAAGATGATACTATTTCTGCTTTAGACATGGTTGCAATAGAATTATCTTATATTTATCCTAAAGATAAAGATTGGTTTTTGGAGAACTTTGATTTTGGAACTTTGAATGATATACTTACTTATGTTGCACAAACAATTGGAGGAATTAAAAAAAAGTCGAAGAAGCAGAAACAATCTTAACTTTAGTTAGGAAAGATGTATCTCTTGATGGGGCAATTTTCTTAATCAAAGAATATGAAGATGAACTATATTGGTTTGCTGAAAAGCTTATCAAAGAAACTGAAAAAAGAAAAATAATAAATCAACTTGATCAAGCTGATTTACTAGGAACCATTCAAGGGATTGGACACAAGAAAGGAAATTTAATTTATACTAAGTGGAGGAGAAAAAAATTATTAAGAATTAATGAAATAGATGATGAACTTGATGAAGATAAATTAACTATATTCGAACGATTAACGAAAAAGAAGGAACCTAAAACTTTGTTTGATAGTTTGATCTACAGATATAAGAGGAAATAAATGGCGTTCAAAGCTGGTGCAATTTACGGTGAAGCAAAACTCGACACAAAGAAATGGAATACTGGATTAAAAAGTATTCGAAGAGGGGCAGTAATAGCTGGAGCAGCAATAGCTGCTGCTTTTACTGTTGCTTTTGTTAAATCTGTAAAAGCCGCTGATGAATTTCAAAAAGCTATGGCAAACGTTTCTACTCTTGTAGATACGACTGCCATAAATATGCAGAAATTATCGAAAGAAGTTTTATTATTAAATCCTAATTTAGGTAAGGCAACTGAATTAACGAAAGGTTTATATCAAGCTTTTTCTGCTGGAGCTGAAACTGCAAAAGAAGCTATGAAGATAACTACGGATGCAGCAGTGTTTGCTAAAGCAGCTTTAACTGATACCTTTACCGCAGTTGATGTTTTAACTACTGCCGTAAATGCTTACGGTAAAGAAACTATGAATACCACTAAAGCCTCTGATATTTTCTTTCAGACGATTAAATATGGAAAAGTGACAGGAGAACAATTAGCTTCATCAATTGGAATGATTATTCCTTTGTATGCTTCTGCTGGAATTAAATTAGAAGAAATGTCTGCTGGGATGGCAGCGATGACGAAACAGGGTATTAATGCTCATAAAGCTACTACCATGTTGAAAGCGATGGTTACTGCATTTTTAAAACCTTCCGAAGATATGAAAATAGCTTTAGAAGATATGGGTTATGCAAGTGGATCTGCATTTCTTAAAGCTGAAGGTTTGGCTGGTGCTTTGAAAATGATTGAAAAACATACAAAAGGGGATGCTGCAGAAATGTCAAAACTTCTTCCTAATGTACGTGCTTTGACTGGTGCTATGGCGTTAACTGGAGTTGGAGGAAAAGAGTTTACCCGAGTATTAGGGGAAATGGAAGATATTTCTGGTGTTACTCGAGAAGCTTTTGAAAAACAAGAAAAAACATTTGATACTTTAAAGGCTTCTATTGCTAATTTGATGATCCCTGTTGGCAATATTGGTAAGCACTTTGTAGATAAGATTGCGGTCGGTGCGACGCAAGCAGCCAGAGGAATGTTAGCATTTGTAATGTCCTCTCGAGGAATGGAACTTGTTTCTAATATTGTAGGAGTAGTTACTGGAGGATTTGAATTATTAAAGTTAATTATTGAACCTTTATTTGCTGCTATAAAAGATACGTTAAAAACTGTTTGGGAAGCTTTAGCAGATAACATGAAAAAAGTTACTGGGGAAACTGCTGAAGGTGCTGCTGGTATGAAAATACTTTCATTCACCGTTAATTTGGTTGTGTCTGCAATTCATGTTATGAGTAAAGTTCTTAAAACAGGAATTGATATGATTGGTGACTTAGTTATTGCAATTAGAGAATCAGGAAAAACAATAGGATCTTTTTTTAAGGCTCTTACAGGAAAAGGAGAATGGGCAGATGTTAAAAAGAATGCACAAGGAGCTGGTGAAGCATTTAAATCTTTAGGAACAGGATTTGTAGATAATATAGGAGAAATATTTAAAACTGTTCGAGACGAAGTTAAAACTTTTTCTGGGGAAACCGAAGAATTATCTACTACATTAACAGGAAAGATCGCTATAGCTTTCACAAAAGGTTCTGATTATATTAAAGCAAATTGGGGAGAACTATTAACAGGTCAAGAAGATTTTATTAGTGATATTCTTGCTGGTATAGATCGTCTTGGAAAAGAAACAGCGGATAAAACTGAAAAAGATACTCGAACAGTAAGAGAAATTTGGACGGATCACTGGGATGCACAAGTTGAAAAAGTTCAAGTTGCTTTTGATGCTATAACAGCTATTACTTCTACTTCTTTTAATGCGATGGCGGCGATTAGTTCTCAATTTTATACTAATCAAAGTGCAGAATTAGAATTAGGTTACCAAAGTGATCTAGCGGCACTTGATTTAAAATTACAAAATGAAATAATTACACAAGAGGAATATGATGCAGCAAAAGAAAAACTCGATGAAGAATTTAAAGAAAAGAAAAATGCATTAGGAAAAAAAGTATTTGAAGCTGAAAAGAAAAATAAAATATTAGGAGTGCTTTCTGATGCAGCTTCTGCAATAATGGGATGGTGGGCGGCAGCTTCAAAATTAGGTCCTTTCTTCGGTCCTCTATTTGCAGGAGGGATGACTGCTTTAACTACTGCTCTTTCTGGTATACAAATGGGATTAATCGCAAAACAACAATTTGTTCCTGCGATGGCGGAGGGAGGAACAACATCAGGTGTCACTCGAGTTAATGAACGGGGAGGGGAAATACTTAATCTTCCAGGTGGGACAATCGTTATTCCTAATGATATTTCCCGGGAGATTGCAAGAGCTGGTGGTTCCTCGGGAACTAATATTAATATTTCTTTTTCAGGAGCAAATATAAGTAATGATATAGATTTGGATCGTGTTACTAATATTGTAATTAAAAAGCTTGGAAGAGAAATGAGGCTATCGGTATGATAGAATACGCTTTTAAAGATAAGGATGACATTTTATATAAATTAAACGATGCTATTATAGTCCAACCAGCTAAGGGAAGTTTAAGTTTAGGAGACGATGTCTTTACTTTTGAAAATAGAATTGTAGAGAACTCTTTTTTACATGGTGCTGTAAAATTAGGTAAAACCAGGATTACTTCTCGGGAAGTGTCTATAAGATTTTCAAGAGCTTTAAGTGAAGATTATACAATTTTCAAAACAGCAGAAAATGCACTATTAACAGCTCTGTTGAAAGCAGTTTATTTAATAGATGTTACAAATTCTTTACAAGTTCCAATTGCTATAACTAAGTATCCTATCAATTATGATCCGGGTGCCTACCAAGAATCAAGCGATAATGAAATTGTTTTAACCTTATTAAAACCATTTTGGGAAAGTACCATTAAAGATACTGAATCAGATACTTTGAGTATTGATATTAATACATTAATAATTAATAATCAAGGTGCATTAACTGTTCCTCCTATAATCACTTTTACTGCTACTGTTGGGGTTACACAAATACAAATATATGTAGATGAAACAAAAGAAGGAATACGAATTGATGATTCTTTATTCGGTGAATCAGGATATGGAACATTAATTATTGATTGTAAAGAAGGAACAATAAAAATAGGAACTTTGGATCGTATATCTTCTGTTCTTACTGGTACAGGTTATTTTCAATTGCCTGTTGGTTCTTCTGATTTAATAATTATTCCGACTGCTGTTTGCTATATAGAAGTAGATTGGTATAAAAGGTATTATTTGTAATGAGTGATTTAATAGGATATTGGTCTCTCAATAAAGGCTCCGGTCTTGTTGCTCGTGATCTTTCTGGTTACAAGAATAATGGTGCACTTGAAGGAACTACTCCAACTTGGGTGGATGGGATAAGTGGAAAAGCAGTTAATTTCCCTGGCGTTGATGAACGAATAGGTTGTTTAAATCCTTATCCTTTAAATCAACTTGGTAATGGTTCTTTTTGGATTAGTTTTTGGATGAAGAGTAAGGATGCAGTACCGTTGAATTATGGTGCGTTGTTTGGTAAATATGAGAGTGATGCTCGTCAAATATATCTTAATGCTTATCAAACAAATAATAGATTAAATCTCTCTCTGCTTAAAGATGGTGGTGTTTCGAATGTGCAATTTAGTATTGCAACTCAACCTTTTGATACAAACTGGAATCATATTGTATTAGTAATAAATCGGATGACTGATTTAGCCCTTTTATATATGAATAAAGTACAAGATGCTATGGAAATAGATATAAGTAGTGTCCCGGCAGATTTTTCAAACACGGGTGCACTTACATGGGGAACAATAATACAAGATGTCAACAGTTATCCCTACGAAGGCGCACAGGATGAACTGCGTGTTTATCTTGGTATTCCCACTCAAGCAGATATAGATTTTCTACATGACAATCCTGGTGGAGCAATTGCGAGTTATAATGTTCCCGATGGAATTCAGATTCAGTTAATATCCCCTTCTATTGAAAGATTAGCTATTCTTTCTGATACAGATTTGTCAGGACAAATATTGAATGCTAAAATAAAGGAAAGAAAGATCGGTGGCGTGGATAAGTTTTCTTTTAATATTCCACGAAGTATTGATATTCCTATAACAAGAAATACTGAATGTTATTTTTATATTAACGGTGAATTGTGGAAATCCGGATATGTAAAGGAAGTTCCTAAGTCAGATCAAACTGATCCCGTTCTAATAGTACGTGGTGAAGGTTTTCATAAACGACTATTAAAGAAAGTTATTAATGAAACTTATACAGCACAGACTTTAGATGCTATTGTCAAAGATATTGCAAATACTTATTTAGGATCAGACTTAGGTATTTATTATGATGTTGGTAAAATAGATACTCCAACTATTGCGGATATAACAATTGAATTTATAGATAAAAACTTATTTAAAGTATTTGAAACGCTATTAGAGATTGCTAACTATGATTATGAAAATGAGAAATACAGATTCTATGTCGATAATGATAAAGATTTTGTGTTTGAATTAATAAGTGATAGTTTTCAAACTAAATTATTTGAAGGTTATCAATATCAATTACCTGAAGTATCAGTTGATAATTCTAAGATTGTAAATAAAATATTGGCGTATCGAACTGAATTAGCTAATCCTGATGTAGTAGAATATGTTGCTACATATCAAGATACTGAAAGTCAAGGACAATTCGGAATATTTGAAAGAAAGATTACATTCCCAGATTATATAGATACAACAACAATTAGTAAGATATGTGCTTTTTTATTAACAAGAAAAAGTTTTCCAGGGAATAAAATAAAAATAGAAAATTATGAAGTATCATTTGCTTTAGTATTTGGGAAATACGGGATATTCAATAGAAGAGAATTATATTGGAGAATAATTGCAGATTGTAATACATTGAGTGGATGGGATACTTCTATTAGTAATACAACATTTGAACTATCAGAAACTCATGTATTGACTGGGAAACGTTCTTTAAAATTCACAACTGCTGCGGGTTCAAACGGAGAATATGTTGAGTATATTCTTGATGAGGCAATTCCATTACCACAAATTGTTAGAATATTTGCTTATTTTGAAAGTATTACAATTGAATTTAGGATAACTTTTTATGATGATTTTGGGAATGAAATAACTATAGATCCTGGTTCGTCAAATCAAACATTATTTAGTAATCAGTGGATTAAATTATCAGAAGAAATTGATCAGAAAACAACAGTTGATAATATGATTGTTGATCCTAATGGTGCTACAGATGATTTTATTATTAATCTTGATGCAGAAACAGAAGATGATCTTGATGTAAGATATGAAATATTAATAGATAATATTTCAGCTGATCCAAATGGAGCTACGGATGATTTAGAAGTTAATCTAAGTGCTGTTGTAGATGGTAATCTTGATGTAAAATATAGAGAACAATCAGGGTTATTAGGAGTTAAGAAAGTTAGGATAACTATGCTAACCGATACAGTAGCAATATTTTATATTGATCGAATTGATGTATTTGCAAATATCTATAATTTTTATGAATTACAATTAGAAGAAATAGAATATAATTTAGCTTCTATAGGATTATTTGCAAATATGAATTTTGGTGAAAAAGAAGATAGTATATTAGACGAAATAAAAGATCAAGTAAAAGAAGGAAGCACTGCTTTAGAAATTTTTTCTAAAAATCTTTTTTAAAGGATAAAAATATGGGAACAAAATTAAGTGAATTAGTAGCAGCAACAGTAGTTGCTATAAATGATATTTTTCATTTAAGAACGTCTGGAGGAATAGATAAAAAAATAACACTTGATGATATTCTTGGTGTTACTACTAAAGGAGACTTGGTTGTCCGGGGAGTGAGTGTACCGGAAAGGTTGGTAGCAGGAGCATATGGTACTAAATTGACAGCACAAGGAGCTGGAGAATTATCGCTTTTTGAACCAGTGTCAAGAATAAGAGTAACAAAGAATGATGCACAATCAATTCCTACTGCAACTGTTACGATTGTCGAGTATGATGATGAAGTTTTTGATAATTTAGGGGAATATGATAATGCAGTTAATTATAGATTTACAGCAAGTAAAGCAGGATATTATTTAGTGACAGCTGGTTTGTCGAGTGAACCTGATTCATTAGGTCCGCAAGAATATTTTGAAATAAGATTATATAAAAATGCTGCCCATTATTCAACTGGTTTTGTTAATGTCTCTGATGCGGGTGCAGTTTATAATGTTTTACATAATTCAATTTTGAACGATATAGTATATTTAGCAGCAACAGAATATGTTGATATTCGTTGTTATCATACTTTAGGAGGACCCATCTTGATCATAACAAATGCAGTATATAATTATCTTGCAATTCATAGATTAAGCTAAAGGAGATTATTATGGGAATAAAACTTGATGAATTATTAGAATCATCCGTAATGGTTGATACTGATCTAATGCATTTGCGAACGGTGGCCGGTCTTGACAAGAAAATATTTTTTGCTAATTTTAAAAAGAAGAGAACTATCACACTTTCAGTATTGGGACCAACAGATGATTTGGATGTGACGGGAGTAGATGTTATATTTATCGATACAACTGCAAATCATGTTACCTTAGGAGGAATGATCGGCGGGATTAATGGTCAAGTAATACATATCATTAAAGTAGTTGCGGCAAATAATGCAATTCTTGAACATAATGAAGGTACAGTAAATCAAGATATTCAACTTCATAAAGGAGCCGATGAAACTCTTGATGGACATCTTGGTGGATGGTCTTTGGTAAATTATGGTGGTGGAGATTGGTTTGACGCAAGTCACGCACAGCATGTATAAAGGAGCAACAAATGAATATTGAACAACAAATTTTACAAAATCAAATGGATATAAAACAAGATATAGGTATAATAAAAGGGACTATAAAACAACTTGTTCCTCGTATTAATGGTCTTGAAAAACTTTCAAAGACTTTTATATCTAAAAGTTCTATGTCATTAATAATTGCTATATCTGCAGGAGTGTTTATTCCTGTAGGAATATTAATAGCTAAATTAGTGTGGAGGTAATATGCCTAATTACCAAACTGACTTTGACGGATTCACAAAAGATGAAGGTTGCTTGTTTTTCGTTCTTATAAAAATGCCAGAAGATAAATTCGGTCAAGAATTATCTCATTTAAAAGTATCTAATCTTATTCATGTTTTACATTATAAAGTGCCTTGTTTTTATAATAAAAATAAACCTGTTCTTTCAGATGAAGTAGTTGAAAGTCTTCCAGGAATATTTGTCTGGGATCATGAGACCGTTGTGAATCAAGCTCTTTTATTTATGAATATTCTTGATTGGGAAATAAAATATATCGGTAAACTTTATACAAAGACAGAAGAAGCAAGGGGAAAGATAAGTTTCGGAACTCATATTGGAGCGGACAATCTTATACTTCAAACTCAAACTATTAATGGCGGTCATTTTAGAAAACTGGATTATGATCCCTGGAAGCCAGGAACGATTACGAAATACATTAAGAGTGTGAGGTACTATAAATGGTTAAAAATATGAAAGCGATAAAATTAGTTCAATACGGAAGTACTATAGGAATATTTGTAACAGTGACTTTTTTATTGATTGCTGGTGGGATAATTCTATTTTCAAAAACTCCCGACCGGATTAGTCAACTTATAACTTTAGCTGGAGCAATTGCTATCTTCTTAGCACCTGAAAAGCTGGCTGCTTTTTTTGGTCCAGTATTAAAAAGAAAACAAGAGGGGAAAAATGAAAGATGTTAAAAAAATCTTGTTTTATATTTTTATTCTTGTTTGTTTCGTCCTTGTTATTTTCACAATTATTAAATATATTGGAAACGAAAAAGAACTTACAACAACTATTGGAAAACTCAGATCAGCAAAAAATAGAATTGACAATATTACAGGGCAACTTGAACAATCGGGAAAAACTATTGAAGACTTACAAGGAACAATTGAACAAGAACGAATTGCTTATACTGAACTCGAAGAAAATAATCAGCAACTTGAAAAAACAAATAAAGAACAAAGAGAAATATATAAAAGACTTACAGAATCAAATAGAACAGATTCAAAAGCAATTAGAAGAATCCGAGAGCTTAATGAATCAAGCGATAATATCATTAGAGGAATACTCGAAGGGATCGATAATTAAAAAGATAACTACTATAATTATTAGTATAGGAATTGGAATATTGATTGGAGTGATTGTAGATTAAATTCACGCTCCTTATTGGATGTCGGTTTGGTGGCTCCGACTCTCAAATGCCACCATTTAATATCTTATAAATATAATCCCAATCAATATTTTTCCAATATTCAGTATAACAAGAACCAATTATATATGATTCAGAATATTGTTCTTTTATATTATTTCCTTTAAATATCCATAAAGCATCCTCAATATAGAAAAATAAAAAGACATTTCCGTTTAGCTTTCTGTATTTTTTAATCCAGTTCATTTGTCCAGGTCGCCAAGGTACTTTAATTATGTTTTTCATAGGATACTTATTTAATTTTTTAAATTCTATCCAACCATCAGTATTTGTGGTTCGATAAAAAACATCAAGAATACCAGTTCCTGTCCTACTCGATTCTATAGGTTGAACAAGTATTTTTTCATTCTTGAACTCTTTTATCATTTTGTTACGAATAGTTTTTTCTAACATTTGAACTCCTTTACGTTTCCCCAGTTTGGCCCTTCTTCTAAGTCGGCTATTAAAGGTACACTAAGTTCTACACAAGTTTCCATTATACGCTTTAATTCTAAAGCGGCTTCATTACCTTCTTTTGTATTAGGTTTTGAACAATCTAATTCATCATGTACGGTTAAATGAGGGACAAGCGTATTAAATACTCTGGCTTTATAGGCGTCCCTCATAGCTTTCTTAAGTATATCAGCAGCTGAACCTTGTATAAGCCGGTTAAACATACTATATACTTTACGAAAGTCTCTCATTTCTTGTGTTACCCTTGCTCTACGTCTTAATAAAGTACGAATATAACCACGACTTTGTGCTACATCTACTATAAACTTTCGTGTAGTTTTAAGAAATGGAACTTCCCTATTGTATATGTTAATTAATTCATAACATTCTTTTAATGGCCAACCGAATTCACGGGACATGGTTTCAGCTCCCATAAAATAAGCCATACCGAAGTTTAAAACTTTTGCACTCTTTCGATTTAATCCAGTAAGATTCATTATGAATTCATGATAATCTGTTTTGGGATCTTCAATATATTGTTTCTTAATAGCCTCACTTCCTTCTCCCTGTGCATAGTGTGCTATTAATCTATATTCAATTTGATTATAATCTACTTTTAACCATGTACTTTCAGGTTCAGGTATGAATACAGATCTACAAAGCTTACCAAACGTTTCTTCTCTTGAAGGAATCTGTTGAAGATTAGGATTTGAACTTGAGAATCTTCCAGACTTAGTTCCATAAGCTTCAGTTTTCATAGAATGAAAACTACAATGAATTCTACCAGCAGTATTATATCCAGTAAATGCATTAATAAAAAAATTGGAACGTATTGTAGAAGCTTCTTTTAGTTCTAATATTTCTTTTGTTATAGGATGATTAATTGCTTTAAGAACTTTTTTATCTAAATTAGGATTATCTTTATCAGTTAAAGGATATGGAATCCCCAATCTATCTAATACTCTTGCAATTTGTTGAGAACTTCTATAATTGAACTTCCCATATTTATTATGAAGAATATATGTTTTTTCTTTTATAAATAAAGATAATTGATTTATTCCTGCATTTACGGCTTTTTCATTTATTCTAACTCCTACCTTTCTCATCTGCAATAATAAAGGATACAATTCCATTTCTAAATGATATAGTTCTAATAGATCTTGTTCCTTCATTATTCTCCATTGCTTTTTAAATATTTCTAAAGGTTTTACAACATCTCCAATAGCATAATCTCTAACATATTCATATT